TAAATCCAGGTAGTGCAGTTGCTGAGTTGTTTTACTACGAATCTGGCTTTACTGCAACTGGTGGACAAATCTACACACCAGAATGGAAATTTGAATTACAACTAACAAAAACTGATGGTGCAGACAACATAGAAACTCGTTTTGAAACTAAAGAACAAGAGGATATCTTCAAAAATAGTTTCTTTATGAGGGCTGGTCTGACTTTTAGTGTTGATAACGGAGATTTAAAAGTAGAATTAAATTAAAATTTTTTATAATTGAGATATAAACGATTATAAATATAAATAGAAATAAGGAAACATAGAATTATGGCAACAATAAATTTAGGAAGAATTAAACCAGTATTCCAAGGGGCTTATAATGCTTCTACTGCTTACGTAGTTGACGACATTGTAACTTTTGGTGGTGAATCATTCATCTGTATTTTAGCTTCAACTGGTAATGCTACTTCAAACGCAACTTATTGGTCAAAAATTGCTAAAAAAGGTGATGATGTAACTCAACTTACAACACACGGAGATTTCTTATTTAGAGATTCAACTGGTGTACAAAGACTTGCTGCTGGTACAAGTGGTCAAGTATTAGTAACAAAAGGTGCTGCTGCTGATCCAGAATGGGCAAGTGCAACAGGAATAACTTGGGATTATAGAAATGCAAATTTCACCGCTGTTTCAGGTGGTGCTTATATATGCAACACTAGTGAAGTTGGCGCATTTACGGTAACTTTACCTGCTAGTCCATCTGATAATGATTATGTATTAATTGCTGATGGATACGGTTCATTCAAAGGTGCTAACTTAACGGTTGGCAGAAATGGTCAAAACATTGCAGGAGAAGCTGCTGATTTGATTTGTGACTCAAACTATGCAACTTTAAGATTAACTTATAAAACAACTCCAGATGTAACTTCATCTTACATTGGTTGGGTACTAGTATAATAAATGCAAGTATCTAAAGATATAAATATAACAAAGAAATTTAGAGGAATATAAAAAATGGCAACTTTATCAAATTTACTCGGTGGCGGTTCTGCTGGTGCAATAGACCACAGAAAAGAAGGATTGCCACTATTCGGTCTATTCGGAACTTCTGGAGACCAAAATACTCATATGAATTACAGAATCTTTGATTCTGGTTTTAAAAATGTTGGATCACCTTGGGGTGCAGTTTGTAACTCAACAACTAACTATCGTTTCGGTATATTAGGAGACGGTTCTTTCGCATACTCAATGAACGACTTTGGTACTGACCTAGGTCATACAAACTTTACTTCAGAAACTTGGAGTGATTATCAAAGATACTGGAAATCAGTTTATCAATGTGACCAATATCCTCACGCTCAATATTACACTTCATCTAGGGATGGATTTTATTCTTTCCATAGTTTCCATAGTTATGATACTAACTTTGAATACGACAATGGTTGGACAAAAATAAATCACGTACTTCCTGAAGGTGTTAGACCAAGAAGAATATTCTGTAATAGAAGAAACTCTTTAAGAGAAATTACGGTTGGTAATCACTCAGCTGCTGCTTTTGACCACTACGATTATACTTCTCACAAATTAGACAATTCAGATACTTACGCAGTTGGAACTGGTTATAACGAGAAAAACAAAATGCTTGTTATGGTTCACTCTAGTGGTGAAGGTTCTGAAACTTCTAAAACAATTCACATTTTCGAATCAAGTAAATGTTTGAATCACGTAACTAAAATTAAAGAATACTTTGATAACTTAACTTCAACTGAATACTTTACTGGTACTTGGACAACAGATAACAATAGAGATATGACGGTTGCAGTTGGTAATAATAAATATGTTGGTTTTGGACATAAAAACGGTAACTCAATGAGATATGCTGCTTTCAATTGTTCTAACGGTAATTCTTTAGGAACAACTGACTCTGCTAGAATATTTGATAGTTGGCAAGATTTCCAAGGTTCAACAACTACATCTTACGGTGCAAACCAAGGAACACAATACTACACTAAATTTAATACAACTTGGGATGGTACTTGGGGAATGATTTATTCTCCTTACTACTACTACGGAGTTGGTATAAATGGTTTCTGTATGAATTTAGAAAATCCTAGAAAATTCATAAGTATTAACCAAACTAAATCAAGTAGAGGTAATCCTTATTTGGCTTGGGGAAGAACAGGTTTCCACGGTGGTTGGTCAGACAATACAGATGACCAACAATGGAGAACATACTGCTGGGCATTTGATCCAACAGATTCAGACCATACACAAGATACAACGGTTTATTACGGCAGTACCGATAACAATGATGTTATTAGAAGTGATAACGCATTAAGAGGTACAACAATTACTAACAAAACTGGTAACTACGGTCTAACCGAAAGTAGAACAGGATTAAACGGTGGTTCTCATACAACTTGTTATCCAGCAATGATGCAAATTGATTGGTGGGGCGCATACGGTAATAACGGTAGTTCTTACGGTGGTGTGGGTCACTCTGGTACTACGGCATAATAAACATTAATTAGGAGAAAATAAACAATGGCAATTTATTATTTTAAAACAGGTTCTGGTGAACCATTTACTGATAAGACAGACGCTGGCGATGACGCAGTAGCAAAAGGACACGCAATAAAAGTTTCCGACGCTCCTGAAGGTATTGAATCTTGGAGAATGTCATACAATTTTGGCACTTCTTCAGTTGATGTAAAATATGCTGGCAAAAGCAATGATGACGCTGTAATTGATTATAAAGCAGAAAAAGACGCTGAAACTGCAGCTGAGGCAACTCAATATAAACAAGACACAAAAGATAGAGATGCTGCTGACGCATAGTATCATTTAATATCTTTTACATTGCAGGTTTTATATTATGGCTTATGACATCAAAGAGCTCACTAAAGAGATTCACCAAAACGCAGAAAGACAAGAGTTTGTAAAAACTCTAATGAGTGGTACGATTCGTCCTGAATTGTACGCTATTTACTTGTATAATCAATTACAATGCTATTCTGTACTAGAAAAGTATGGAATGGCAAACGATTTGTTTAGACAAACACCTGGTCTACAACGAGCAGAAAATATCCATAGAGATTATGCTAAATTGTGGCCAGACTTATCAAATCCACCTAAAATAACTCCAAGTACACAAGCATATGTTAAACACATAGAAACTATACAAGACGATCCAGAAAAACTATACTCACACATATATGTTAGACATTTAGGTGATTTATCTGGTGGTCAAATGATTTCTAAAAAAGTACCTGCAAAAAGATATTATGATTTTTTAGGTAAAGGACAAGAATACAAAAGAATAGTAAAAGAGATCATAAACGAATATTTAAACACTTATCAAATTAATGTTTTAGCTGAAGTAACTTATTGTTTTGAATCTGCTACAGAATTATTTAAAGAGATGAATGAAATAGGTAAACCTCTCGTGTTGACAAATGAGGTTGTTGAATGATTTGGGAAAGACTAATCAAACTAGAAAAAGAAATCATTAAAGTTTTAGATACACATTTAATTGAATATAAAGAACCAGGTATGGATAGATTTAATAAACCTGGTTGGACAAACCGTACTTGGTCTAATATGAGTATTAGACGAGCACACGTAGATGTAGTTGACGCTAGAGAAACAAAAGGATTATGGATGGCACATATCTGTCTATTTCCTATGAAAAAAAATGGCGGACCTATTTACGGTTTTGATATTATTGCAGGTAAGAATAAAATTACAGGTGCATTCCACGATTTTTCTCCATTACTAAAGAAAGAACACCCATTAACAAGATGGTTTATAGAAGAAAATAAATGGTTTAAACCATCAAAAGTTAGAGAGTTACCTGATTGGGCAAAAGCAATCTTTAGTGAAGGTATGATTGCCGCTGGAAATGTAAGGGAAGAGAGAGAATTAGAACAAATTTGTACTTTAGCAGTATCTAATTTAAACGCATATATTGATAAAATAGGACATTTTAATAGTGATTCTAAAGAGGAAGATGTTATAAGAGCACAAAATTTCTATTGTGAAAATCAGCAAAAGAATCCTCACACCCCTAAAACAATGCAATCACTAGGGTTACCTGAAGAAGATATTAAGTTGTTTTGTGCTGATAATCTCTTTCCTACCATTAAATAAATCTTATAAATAGTATAAAAGATAAGGATTTTTATGGCAGTACCAGCAACTAGAGAAACATTAAAGCAATATTCATTAAGAGCATTGGGTAAACCAGTCATTGAGATAAATGTAGATGACGACCAATTAGAAGATAGAATAGACGAAGCAGTACAATATTTTCAACAATTTCATTCTGATGGTATTAGAAGAACATATCTAAAATACAAATTAACTGCTGCTGATAAAACTCGTTTGTCAGGTTTAAATCAGGAAAGTGAATCAAAGACAGATTTAAAAGATTCAAGTGTTTCAACAACTTGGTATGAGGATAAGAATTATCTTGTTGTTCCTGAAACCGTCTTATCAGTAATTAATATATTTCCATTTTCAAATAAAGGTACTATGAATCTATTTGATGTTAGGTATCAAATGAGATTAAACGACCTATATGATTTTTCTTCTACTTCTATGGTTAACTATGAAGTTGTATTAAGACATTTAGACTTTTTAGATCACGTACTTGTTGGTGAAAAACCTATAAGATTTAATCAACACGACAATAGACTTTACATTGATATGGATTGGAAAAATGATTTAGAAGAAGATGAGTGGTTAGTAATAGAATGTTATAGAAGATTAGACCCTAACACATATACAGATATTTTTAATGACATATATTTAAAAAGATACGTAACTGCTTTATTTAAAAAACAATGGGGTGCTAACTTATCTAAATTCAATGGAGTTGCAATGGTTGGTGGCGTAACTTTAAATGGACAACAAATATATTCTGAAGCACTTACTGATATAGAAAAATTAGAAACAGAAATAAGAACTACTTACGAATTAAACCCAGCCTTTATGATAGGATAATACTATGCCAGTTAATCATTACTTTCAAGGTGGCAACGGTATAGGTAATCAAAACGAAAAAAGACTTTACGAAGATTTAATTGTAGAAGGTCTTAAAATTTACGGCCACGATGTTTATTACCTACCGAGAACACTAGTCAATAGAGATTTAATTCTAGGAGAAGATACAACTTCTAGGTTTGATGACTCTTGGATGGTTGAAATGTATGTTGAATCAACTGAAGGTTTTGCAGGTCAACAAGAAATAGTTTCAAAATTTGGTTTAGAGATTAGAGAAGATACTACATTTATGGTATCTAAAAGAGCGTGGGAATATCACGTTGGTTTAAAAGATAGTTTAATTGCTACAGGTAGACCAAACGAAGGTGATATAATTTACTATCCTTTAATGAACTCATTTTTTGAGATTCAATTTGTTGAAGATCAGGAACCTTTCTTTGCATTAGGTCAATTACCAGTTTACAAATTAAGAGTGACTCGTTGGGAATATTCTAGTGAGAAACTTGATACAGGTTTAGAAGTTATAGATGGTGCTGAAGACAAGTACACACTAGATCAATTAAATTACAAGTTTAGTTTAGAGAGTGGTCAGGCTGCTTTAGATGGCGAAGGATCAATAAGACTAGAAGAAGATTTATCAACAGGCGAACCACAATTTTTAATGAATGAAGACTTTACAGAATCTTCAATACAAACTCAATCATCATATGCTTCTAATACAGATTTAGATACTGAAGCAGGATTTGATACATCATCAGCATTAGATGATATACTAGACTTTACAGAAAGAAATCCGTTTGGAGATGAGGACTCAGCATAATGTTAGGTAATAGATTTTATAATCAAAGTTTAAGAAAACTTATTATTGCATTTGGACAAGTGTTTAATAATATAGTTATACAAAGAACTAATAGTACAGGTGGTGTAACTGCTAGAATAAAAGTACCTCTTGCATATGCACCAAAAGAAAAGTTTATGGTAAGATTAGATCAACAAGCAAATTTAAATAGTAGAGAATTTGCAACATCTTTACCTCGTATGGGTTTTGAAATTACAGGATTAAGTTATGACGCAAGTAGAAAATTAACTCGTGTACAAAAATATTCACAAGTTAAATCAGGTGAAGATGGTAAGAAAGTAAACTTTAATTATACACCAGTACCATATAATATAGATTTACAATTATATCTTTTTACAGCAACTGCTGAAGATGGATTACAAATAGTTGAACAAATTTTACCTTACTTTCAACCTGATTATACGGTAACGGTAAATATGGTTCCTAATTTAGATATTAAAAGAGATATACCGATTGTATTAGGTAATATTAATTATGAGGATAGTTATGATGGCGATTTTACGACTAGAAGAGCGGTTATATATACTATTAACTTTACTGCTAAAACATACTTGTTTGGTCCTATGAACAATCAAGGTGTTATTAAAAAAACTACAGCAGATTTGGGGACAGATACAGAACCTCAATTAACAAGGGAAGAAAGAGTTGTGGTAATACCTAATCCAGAAACTGCTGACGCAGATGATGATTTTGGATTTACAACTACAATTAGTTTCTTTGACGATGGTAAAAGATATGATCCATCAAGTGGAAATGATACATAATGAGTAAACTGGAAGATAAAGTAAATGAAATATTAGGTGTAGATACACCTACAACTACACAAAAAGAATTTAGTCCACCTGTTGAAAGAAAACAAGGTGAATTAGAATTAGCAGTTGAAAAAGATATTAATACTGATTATGATTATAGTAGAGAAAGTTATTATAGTCTTATAGAAAAAGGACAAGAGGCAATTCAAGGCATACTTGATATTGCAAAAGAAGGTCAGCATCCTAGAGCATATGAAGTTGCAGGACAACTTATTGGTCAAGT